CCAATTAACATAACTTCAGCATTCCCGAAGTGTTCTTCAAAGACCTGTTCATTAACAGATCCGCCAAAGGTTTCTTCCAAGTGTGTAAATAGAAATGTAGGCATCTGCGCGTTGTCCGTACGTCCACCAAAAGTAACTTTATGCCCATCCCAGAATACACGCACGTTAGTGCCATCAATCTTCTCTGTAAAAATCCATTCCACATCTTTCAAGGATTCAACAGTTGGATCTCTATATTCTCCTAAAATCATATTGTGCGGCTTAGCATCCTCACGTTTAAATAATGTTTCTATCTTGTGATATTCTTCCACTAGAAATCTCCCTCAGCAACTTGAAAACATGTTAGTCCCATGTCACGCCACATTTCAACAACTTGATTGCGGTCATCTAAAATAAATTTTACCTGATAGTTATCTCGAATATGCTCATCAAAAAGCTCTCGCTTTACGATGGAATCTTTACGCATATCCCCTTCAGGACGCATAAACAAAACGCTATGGCTATCAAGCGAATATTGTCTTAACCAAGCCAAGGTTTCAGCGCGACAAATTGAATCACGCCCAGAGAGAAAAATAATTTGTAGTCTATGATCTGCATTTCGAATATCAAAAACTAAGTCAGCAATAGTTCTGTCAACGTCATCACCACCGACTTTAGCCCATTCATAAGGGCCTCTACGTCCACACATGTGCGCAAGTGTTCCATCTATATCTACAATCACCGCTTCAGGTTTATCTTCTGGAGGAACATAGACTTCACGTTTACGTAAGAATTGGTTGTACATATCCCAAATAACTTTTTGTCCAACACTATTAGCCCGTTTTAAGTCACGTTTAATACATTCCTCCGGCTCAACATCAAAAAACTTAGTTTCAAAAGTAGCTCCGAATTCTTTAGCAATATCAGCCAACACCTCACGATGCTTGGGAGCTAAATTAGTGTCATCAACAACAACAGATTTACCATCCGTCAATGCTTCTCGAACAATAAAGTCGCGAACCTTGAGAACAAACTTTTCGTTAGCTTTACTCCATTTGCCGTCATTTAACATTGCTCTAAGATCATCTTTATTGACGCGAACATAGCCATTCTTCGCAAGTTCACGAGCATGAGTTGATTTACCTGAACCAGGTAATCCTTTTAACATCAGTAATTTAGCCATCAATATCCTTTTTAAACGGTTTTTCGTATGCGGGTTTTATTGCTTTCCAAATAGTTTCAGGAACTCTTTCTTCCTTACCATCTATTAAAGAAAAGGCAATTGAGCGACTTACAGGATCAGAATCTTTCATATATAATGCCTGATCTTTCTTTGTCGGTAGATTTTTTACTTCTCCATATAAAAGTTTTCCAAGTAATAACAAGTCAGAATATTGAGCTAATAAATCTTCCCGTACTTTCTGAACCCAATCATAAAACTCGTCAGGAACTCTTTCCAAGATCTCATCTAAGCTGTCACCGTTCTTCAGACACTCCCAGATGCTCTTAGCCGTCACACCAGTGACAATTCGGTGTAGTCGTACATATTCGTCCCACTTAACCTTAAGACGCAATCCATCAGCAAAGCGAACAACAAGTCCTTCGCTATTATCTGATTCAAGATCATATAAATCTTTGAAATCTTTAAAATCAACCCAGCGCTGTGCTTTCAGCTTTTCTAAAGGTAATTCTTCATGTGGAATCTCTTCACCAGTTTCTGTGTGGAAACCAGCCAACAGCGCTAAAAATTCTTCGTCATACTGAACGACAATCCTGTTATCGGCATAAATAATTTCAAAGAGATACGTCACGTCATTGCGCACCCAAGAGTACCCAAATTCTTCAAACAGACTCTGTAGCATCTCAGTGCCTTTAATGGCCTGATCGCTATAAAAACTACCACGAGTCGCCAAAGCATATCCATTACCATCGTGGTACATGATTCCTAACGAACCATCATACTTCTCAGTAACTGAAGCACCAGCCAAAGACAACGTATCTCCGCCCTCATGCTCACCAAAATTAAAAAACTTCCGAAAAGGACGCGCTCGTACGTTACCATCCACATCTGTAATCAATCCACGACACTGCATTGTGATGTCGTCCCAAATGCGGTCAAACTGACAACGCTGCGTGTAGTTCCAAATCAGTAATTCACCGTTCTCATGCGCACGACAAGTAATTAACTTATCTTCTTCATATTTGCGCAGAACGTCCAGATCTATAATCATTACCAAAATTTAACATAATATAAATTAAAAGTCAAGTGGTCGGGAAGGCAAGATTTGAACTTGCAACCCCTCCGTTCCAAACGGAGTACGCTACCAGATTGCGCCACTTCCCGTAATACTAATCTAGCGGATTTCCCGCGTTGGGGTCCCACCCGTCATCTTCATCAAACTCTAGGTCTTGGCTCCAACCCATTATGTCCACTGGGTTGGCATCTTCCAGCCTAACCATTGCTCTACTAATCAGAGCACTCATTTCAATCAATGCATCTAAATCTAAGCAAAGAGGAGGAAGCGGGAAAGTCATAGACTCGCCCGCATCATCCACATAGGAGTAATCAATGGACAGTTCAATATAATTGAACGGTTCGGAGTTCCCTTCCACCCACAGATCTATCAGCTCCGTCCGTGCATCGCTGATTAAATATATCGAACTAGGTTCAATACTTTCTTCCATGAAAAATTACCCCCACTCTTAGTTAATTGTCATCCTTGATAATTAACCAAAAGGACTAGCTGGTGGAGCACTAACTGCAGCGCTAGAAAGGTCAGTTGTGTAATCAACACCAGGAACTGGGTTAATCCACTTAACTTTGTTCTTCTGCTTGCCTTCCCACTCATCTGTGATAATGGCAGCAACTACGCGCTTACCAACAAACACAGTGTTAGGATCTGCTTTAGAAGCAATAAGTTCAGCAGGGTCAAGGCCCAAGCTTTTTAGTGTGCGCAATGTGATTGCACGGCTTTTTGCATTTTCTGAGAAGTTCAGAATGTACCATTGCTTGCGATTTGATCCTTCAAGTTGCAAGGTAAGAGTAATTTTAGGATTACCAGCTTGTGAAACTCCAGCTTCTGCTGAAACGATTTCGCATTCGTAATCTCCATCTTCAATTAATTTAAATTCAACTTGTTCAGCTGCTAGTTTGATATCACTGTCTTTTAGAATATCTGCAAAAGATATTGTAGCCATTTTTCCTCTTCCTTTTTCCTTTATTTTATTTATTTATTACTAACGAGACGAGCTCGCTTTTCTTTTCGCGCAGCCTTCGCCTTTTTAGCTCCAGCTTCAATTACGTTAAGAATTTCTAAGAAGTCGGGGTCTACAATCTTTTCAGGTAGATACCCTGTACGATCACCAGTATCTGACAACGTGTGTGAGCCTACAAACAGAGTTCGTGCTCCATTGTTTTCTTTATCTAAGTAAAGCAGTGCCGTGATATCAACCACATAAGGGATCTCTTTACCCACTGAACCAGACATCAGAATTGTTTGTCGGACTTCTCCATTTTCAGAATGTACCTCATCTAAGGCAGCGATAAAAATAACGTTCAAAGGCTTTTTAGAGTGTGCTTTTAAGTCACGCAAGCCTCGAATAGCTAAACTGATCTTACGCTTTAATTCTCCCCATTGCTGTATCTTCATCTGATCAGTCCCAACGTTGTCGTCCATGTACCTCTGTTGGATTTCAGTAAGGCTGTCAAGAATCACAGTCTCAAATGGGTGTGTCCCTTCATCTAAAAACTCAAACACCTTATTCAAGGTTGCGTACTCTCGAATATAGACAACTACAGTTGAATCTTCATCAAGATCGGTAGGGCATTCTTGCCCACTTTCAATATCCCATATCCGTTGATCACTGTCTAAGAAATCGCTCCCCATCTCTGCGTCAAGCAATAATCTGGGTCCTGGTGCACTATCCGCAAGCGTTGTCTTACCACTCTTAGCCCGACCATATAAAAGAACCGCTAGTTTTCGAGTATCACTCATAAAATCTCCCCTAAAATAATTTAATAACAAAGCGTACCGTAAAAACAGGCAAGCGTCAAGTTTTCCATAAAATTAAATAAACTAGTAGACAAACGTTATATAAGGTATAATTTACTATGGTAAAAAAGCTCACGGATGAGCAGGTGCAAGGAATAATCAGACTTCACGGTGAAGGATTTAATAATAAGGAAGTGGCGAGATTACTATCTATTAATGACACCACAGTGGGTCGTACATTAAATAGGTTGGGGATTACAAATACGTACCATATTACAGATGCTGAGATTGAAAATATAATCAACCTACATGAAAGTAATAAAATACTTCGAGAAATTGTGGAGATTAGCGGTAGAGGGCAGGACACAGTTAGGAAAATTCTACATAATCATGGACTAACCCCCCACGGGTCAAATATAAAATTAACCATTCGGAATGGAAATGGTGTATGTAAAACATGTCTGGAAGAAAAACCTCTTAGTAATTTCCTCCATATTCCTAAAAAGAATACGTATAGAGGTAGTTGTAACGAGTGTTGTAATAAAAATCGTGTACTACACCGTAATAAAAATTTAACAAATTATTTTCGAGATCGTGTGGGCGGTTTAAAGGCAAGGGCGAAGAAAGAATCTTTAGATTTTAATATAGATAGTGATTTTTTATTCGAAATATACCAGTCACAACGCTACGCTTGTTTTTATACGGGACAGTTAATGGGAACACACCCGAATGTTTTACCGAAGCGTGAGAGTAGGTTATCAGTTGATAAAGTTGTCCCTCATAAAGGCTATGTAAAAGGTAATGTTGTTCTCTGCTGTAATTGGATCAATACTATGAAGCAGGACGCATCTCTAGAAACACTAAAAATCTGGATGCCACCAGTTTACGAGAAAATCCAACAAGGCTATAGAGACGGTGTATTATATTAATATTAAAAAGTATATACTTTTAATAAATACCCAGGAAAAATTTATTTTGAAATAAGAGTGATACACTTACCTATAGGAACCTAATTCACGTACTTCTCGTCGTTATCCTTGTTGTTGTGCTTGTCAAAGTACTTTAACTCAATCTATAATACAACTTTCCAAAATTTGAAATTTAAATTCATACATATACCAGTACAAAAGGGTATAATTAAGTGTGACTAAAAAATTAACAGAAGCTGTTCAAAAAAGAATTTTTGAGCTATATAATGATGGATTAAATAATAAAGAGATTGCTGTAAAAGTGGACGTGAGTGTAGCTGCAATCGACCAATTTCTAAGGGCCGAAAACCTTATGTCTAATTATTTGGTTAAAATTAATAAAAATAAAAAAGATGTGTGTGAAATGTACAGAAATGGGCACACATTAGATGAGATGGTGGAGACTTTAAATTTATCCAGATCTACTGTGTATAACTACTTAAAGGATAAGGGATTATTTAAGGATGCAGACAGAAAAATTAACAGGTTTAAACATGAGGTAATTTGTGGGTTTTGTGCCAAGAAATTCTACACACCAAGAATGACAACTAGATTCTGCTCCAACATATGTTCACGCAGGTTAAAAAATAATCAGCAACATTCTTATGATAGAATTTGTGTTTGGTGTGATAAAACTTTTACATTTTCATATTCGCATTCAACTAGTCACCCATTAGAGATCACATGCTCCACTGAATGTAATGAAGATTACGCTAGGTATCATCAAGGTGGTAAAAGATATAATATCCATCCTAGAGAATATAAACGACTAATAAATAGTCAATGCATGGTGTGTGGCTCAAAAGAAAATCTTTGTATTGACCATAACCACGACTGCTGCTCAACTAGGGCTAAATCATGTGGTAAGTGTGTGCGAGGAGTTCTCTGCGGCAGCTGTAATAGTTCTGAAGGTTTATTGAAAACTGCTGAAAATGCCTATAATCTTTCAACCTATATGCAACCAAAGATTGATTTGATTGGAATGCTTAAAGAAAGAGAACTTTAATAGTATTTGCAAAATGATTTAATATAAGGTAAAATAAAACTTTATGAAATCCGTATATACTAACATTGAATCACCTATCGTCTATAGTGACGGAGCTGTATCTACACCCCTCCCAATAGATTTTAACCAACAGCCAATTATTCGCATACGAGATGCAGAAGGTGTAGTTGCCGCGATACAACTAGCATCTATGCATAACATCCTTCACATCCCATACTTTCCATTTACGAGAAGTGACCATCCACCACACTCTGATCTCTCTGCCTTCATCAAATCCCTTGATGCTCAACGTCGGGGCACGCCACTAACGATTGTCACCTATGATCCACATAGCGAGGCACTCTCACTCCTTATAGAACAATCACGCAACCTAGAACTCTATGTTCGTGAACAAGATCTCTACAATAACATCTCCCACTTCATTACTAAGTTACCTAACCTAACAAAAAGGCAAAGACCAATCCTTGTATCCACAGCACGTTACATCGAATTTTTCCAAAAAGCAGGAGACTTCAACAAGCGTTTCTCAGGATATATTGCTTGCCCTAAATTTTTACACCATCCACTACCATCACAAGATCCTTACGGGTTTCTTCTAAAACCAGACACACATTTTGTTGTTGTTGACGATATTGCAGACACAGGAAGAACAGCCGTTGAGATTGCAAAGGAATTAAAAATTCCAGCGGAGAGGTTGTCACTTTACGTTTCTCATGGTATATTTTCAGAAGGCACTGACGAGTTGTTTGAACACTACTCAACAATTGCCACAACAAACTCATTCATACAGCCCGAAGAATCTCCAAGCAAAGACTTAATTTTCTACGCACTGTATGATACCGAGGTTTCCGATTCCTCATCGGAAGAACAAGAGCCAAAGGATACGGAAGAAACTGAAGGTGTTCCGCCCCAAGAGGAAGACGTATCCAATGGCGAATAAAATTTACATAGGTAAAATCTACGAGGAAATCGCAGAAGACCTATCACACGGTCCAGGAGCTATTGAAGAAGCACAGTTGCTAATAGCGCTCTACATTAAAAGAAGCATCGACGCCACCATACCCAAAGATATTATGACTTGGATGGACAACGATACTACAAAACCGTTTGTACATAATAGTACAGAATATACTTGGGGATTTCCTGATTAATTGATTTATATTGCTTGATATGATATAATAAGTATGCCTTCGGGCAAGTCAAAGTAAACAGTCAAAGTAAAAGGAGCTCCAAATGAGCGAAAAAATAGTCACGTACAAACACGGCCCTTGGTCAAATGTCTTAGTAGATGGGCAACGATATGCCCTCCTATCACACGAAATTATCAACGATCTTGTAGGAAATCTTATGGAAATCCTCGACGTCTTACCAACACAGCAAGGTGACGCTGTAAAGAAACTTCAGAAACGAGCAATTCGAGACTTCGTTGATTTTCAATTTGAGCAGTTCAGCTTCAATGGAGATATTGCAGAGTATGCTACCGAAGAAGGCTCTGCCTACATCCTCCGTAAGGATCTTATCATTAAAGCAGACTCTAAAGTACGAGGATTCGAGACGCGGGAAGAAGCGTTAGAAACTCTCGATAGAGAACAAGCTTGGGACAGCGGGTACACAGTTAGCGGAGCGTATTAATTATCTTCTTCCACTACTTTATAACCATTACGTTTCAAAAAATAAATAGCCCTATTGATCTCTCTACGATGCCGATCTCTGAAATATTCTTTCGTTCTCCTACGTTCCTCAGCGTACCATAGATCCAGACCGCCCTTTATACCTAACTTAGATTTTTTAATAATTAAAAAAGCTTCATTAGCATTACGAGCTGTTTTTAGTAATTCTCGGACTTCTTCTTCACTCATAATTAATCAGTAACAGGTCTTTTATTTAACCACATCTCAACGTCACCCACATAATAACCCTCAGCAATACGAGTCTGTCCGTATAAATAATGCTCGAAAGACTCAAGCTCAATAGGTGCTGTGTAATCCTCAATGTGCTCGTCCATGATTACTTCAACTTCATACCAATTAGGATATTTTATTGTAGTTATAGGATAAATGTCCGATGCTTTCCTGAAAGTCATTACTTGTTCCCCTTTTTAATAATTTTATTCGTAGGTGTCTCTAATTTAATCGTGTCTACGTCGTCTAGTGTGATGTCCTCAAGGTAACGCAACAAGGCTTTTCCTTGCTCGTAAACTTTATTATTTATAATTTCAAGATCAGAAGCATCTTCAACGAATAGTCCTCCACTGTCGGTCACAGCCTGCCAATAGATGGCTTCGGCTATTTCACAAATACGAACCTGTTGTGCGTCATTGAACTTCATTTTTACTCTCCTCATACCGAGCATTAGGATCATACTTTTCAAAGTGTGCATTCAACATACCCTCCCAATCTGAACCATCGTCACACATACCGCACACAGTTATAAATGGACACTTCCATGTACAATTCGTTGTTACATGTGGGTATGCGACAGTAGTAGGATCTGCACCATCATCTAATTTATTTTTTAGTTTTAAAATTTCATTACCTATGACTTTAAGTCTGCGAGCATAGTTGTCCGTCTCCAATTGAGTGTGACGTATGTATTCACGATGAATAATGTCTTTAGCTCGTAAGGTTTTTACTTTCTTAAAGATATTCATTATAGATCCAGCGAGGTATCCTTCATTATTTTCACGATACAAAAACATATAACCGAGAAATTGTGTATTCAAATGTGCAACTTGTATTTCAGGTGCTACCGATTTAAAAGTTTTGTGATCTATGTTCCAGCGAGCACCGTCACTTTCTCTCTCCACAATACAATCTATCTGTCCTCTAAAAATAATCTCGTCATCAATCTGTGCTTCATAACTCTGTTCAGCAGCTACATAATTTAAACCAAGATCTAAGCCTTCTTTTTCAACCTTATCCATGTAGTAATCAATAAGAAACAAACTACTTTTCTGATCCTCACGATACTTATCCATGTCTCCACCAGCAGCAAAGACATTCGCTTCATCTTCCGAGTAAATCTTTCGGATAGCTTCACGCGGATTAACACGCGCAGCCTCGTCAGGAATGTACCAACCTTCTAAGGCTTTATGTATTCGAGTTCCATATGTGAGCGCCGTTACCTGCTCGGAACCGTCACTCCTCTTGCTTAAACCTAAATAGTATTGAAAGTACCAACGTCGAGGGCAGTCAAGAAAGGTATTTATTTCCGAGTTAGAAATTTTTATCATACAGAGTACTTCGATTCTAATAAAACTTTACCTGCGTGTAATTCTTTGTAAACATCTTGTAAGATACTTTCAAAAACAGGAAAGTATTCCGCAGAAACTATCTCATCAAAGTAATCACAAATAGCACCGTCAAAATAATAAACAAAATAGGCAGGCCCACCAAGATGAATCCCAACGGAATGTTTCTCATCTCGTGTTCGCCACAATCCGAAGATGCCATTAAAGTCAATAACGGTTACGCGCTCTCTAACGAAATCTTCGCGCTTATATTTTTTCAACCAAGAGACGTCACGTTTTTTTCTCCAACTTTTAAAACCGAACATGAAGCCCCCTTTAATTTAATTTAAAAATCCTACACCCTACTCATCTTCATTGCAAGTAAGCCATCTTCCAAACTCTTTTTGGGACTTTAATAAGTTACTCAAATGTTCATCTCGTTCATCTAGAGCTTTAATCATCTTTTCTTCAACGGTGTTCTCAGTAACTAGATTTATAATATTTACACGGTCTCCAACTGACCCAATCCTATGTACACGGTCACTAACCTGGGAATAAAGTACGTTACTCCAAGGTAACTGTATAAATACAAGAGTTGAAGCAGCTGTCAGGGTGATTCCTTCAGCACCAGCAGCCGTCATAAGTAGTATCTGTGCCCGACCAGCTTGGAAGGACTCAATATTGTACTGACGTTCTTCGGTTGTTTGGTCACCTGTAATTAGAACAACCTTATAATCTAAGCTTCGTAGCTTATCCGCACACAGATTGACTAACTTTTTACTAGAAGCAAATCCAACAAAAGGTTCTCCGCCCATTTCTTCAGCGAGTTCTACCACCGCATCTATTTTACAAGAAGGTGTGCGTAGAATAACTGTGTCATCAATTACTTCAAGGGTGGCTGCCGCTGCCTGCGAGAGACGTGCCGAAGCTGTAAGAGGTGAGGTTGCAATAATGTATTCGCCCTCTTCAGTTCTGATAATCATGTCATCTAGCATCTGCTTGTATTGTTTGAGCTGTTTTCCAGCCAAGGGGATATATCTAGTGCTGTAAGTCTTAGGGGGTAAATCAGGTAGAACTTCTTCTTTAGTCACATGATCTAAATAAAGATCCACTATCTCATCAAATAATTTTTTACGATGTTTTTTTATACCGACAATCTCTAAGCCTCCCCAAAAGGAAAGTGAAGTCTCACAAAACATATCTATGAATTTAGACTTGGAAGTCCAGATAGTTGGCTCAAAGAAATTTAATAAAGACCAAAAATCTGCTGGGGTATTTCGAATCGGTGTAGCAGATAGAGCCCATCTGTACTGTACATACTTACCACGAGAGAGTTCTTTAACACATCTAGTACTTTTAGCTTTAGGGTTAATTATCCTCTGGCATTCATCAACGATAATAGCTTTCCAAGGAATCTCATTAAGCGCACTATTCTTTTTTTCAACTGGAAGTGACCCGTACCTGCCGACGTGTGCCAGTGAGCTAAGTCCCTCGTAATTGACAACATAGACGTCTGCATCAGTTTTTAAAGCTTTCTTCCGTTGCGCAGCTGTGCCCTCTAAGGACACGACACGTAGGCCAGGAAACCACTTTGCGCCCTCGGCTTTCCATGTACGTTTAAGGGTGTTAGGACAAATTACGAGGCAAGGAAAAGCCTTTACAGCATCAATTGCCCGAAGAGCTGTTGCTGTCTTACCAACTCCAGCTGGGTAGGCGAGGATGGCGTTTTCAACACTGGCGAGCCATTCTGATCCTCTAACTTGATGTTGTAAAAATCTTTGAATAACTTCAGTTGTTCCACGTTGATTCTTGCGCTTTTCTCGCTCATTAATTCCCCATTCTATGACTTCCGGTGAGTAGATAATTTTATCATTAAAAAGCTCTTTTAACTGCAAGACCGTCGCTAAAGATTTATCAGAAACAAAGAAATCTCCTGACCTGCGCAGACCTCCTACAAGTCCTAAAGCGTCAGCTTCACGGGGCGCATATTTAATTAAAAGTTCGCCACCGTCCGGGGTCAGATCTACTTCCATTATTTATTTAATTCCTTACAGGTGTATATATAATACTCCCAAATGTTTCGAGCACCCCCGCCAGGACAAGCAACAAACATTTGTTTGTCAGGCACTACCCAAAAATCCATTTTACTATTCACTGCTTTAACAGCCGAATCATTCATCATTTCACAAAGTAATCGAGGAAAATCTATTTTAATTGGTCGGTCAAAAACATATTTACAACAGGTTGCGAGTTCAACATAACTAATTCCAGGAAAATATTTCTCTATCATATCCTCCTCGAAGATTGTAAATCTGTGTTGCACATAACTCACGGCAGGATTTCTTTCGGATAGTTCCGTACTAGAAAGAGGGCAAGATGACGTAAACTGTCGCGGCAGTGACCTTCCTTATCAGGAAACCACATGCTAAAATCTTTTAATTTTTTATCAGTAGCAAAATTCTTTGCATCTGAAGGAGATTGTAAGATCATTTCAACACCTTCTCTTTGACATATATAATCACAAACTCCGATAATACGCAAGCTCCAAGCGAGTCCGACAGATTTTTTAGCCGTTTGAGCAGTAATAAAAAAATTCTCACACACTACGTGGTCATACTTAACAGTAGTTATCAGTTCATCTATTTTAAAATAAATCTCAGGATATGACAACTGCTCATAGACAATTTCGCCATTTAAATATTGAGAGGTCCCACTCTGTTTTCCCGGATCCAAACTAAGAATTTTCATTAATATAGTACCCTAAATATTCTATTTCAGCTTCACGTCTAGCGAATAAAGCTTCGTCATAAGTTTCAAAGCGTTTTGATAAGACGGTCTTATTATCAACACTTAGTGTCGCTCTGTATTTTCTTTTCGATTTATCCCAAGACACTCCAACATCCTTATTATTCTTTCGTCGATTAGCTGCTTGCACACTAGCAGTAGCCCATCTACAGTTAAATAACCATCCTTCTCTTAAACATTCTTTACAACGCCCACAAGAATAATTACCATGTACATTTATACGATCTATAGAATGTTTTGAACTTGGTTTACTTCCCATATCATTTTTAAAATTAGTAAAACCGTGAAGTCCACGCCAACCTTGACAAATTTTTATGCCTAGAAGACCGTAATATTTATATTCCGATGAGTTAGGATTATCAACTCTTCTTAATATACGTCCGTATGTCTGGTATAGTGGGTCATCCTTACGCCCCTGCCCTACTACAGCTTTTCTCATATGAGGATCACCATATTTTTTAAATCTTCGGTAGTGAGTGTTACAATAACCTAGCGGAAATTGTCGAGTCCCTTTACTAGTTAGAGCACCGAGATGTGTACATCCATCAATTTTACATCCCATCACTTACTGTCACTCCAATTCTCAGCTAACGTGCCAGCTTCAACAATTAGAGGCACAGCGTATGTATCTTTGTCAGTCATGATTTCCATGATTTCAGTTTGTAATTCTAATGCATTTTCTTTAGGTAAACTAAATAAAAATTCGTCGTGAATTGGTAGGTGAATATATTGAGAAAGACCAGCAGCTTTTAGACGTACCAAAGCTCTCTTTAATTCTTCAGCAGCTGAGCCTTGTATGACGTAATTCCCCAGCTTAAACTCTTCCCCAGGAGTAACAACGAACTTACGACCTGAACGTAGTCGCAACCAAGACTCACCATCTCGTGTATAATTATCTTCTGCAGTTTGTATAACCTTACGAGTGAACTTACTAATCATTGGAAAAGTTTCTTCGTAGGTGTCATAAACTAACTTAGCTTCATCATAAGTGATCTTCGCAGTCTCACTAAATTTTTTCACACCAGCACCATACACACGGGAGAACGAAGCATTCTTACCAATAGTTCTTTGTTCTTTTGTTATATCATCTGTGCCGTAAATTCTTTTAGCTAGATAACTATGTAGATCAACACCGTCTTTGAAAAGATTTATCATTGTGTCATCCCCAGAGAGTGAAGCCACAATACGTAACTCCACAGCACTGTAGTCAACAGATTGTATCCAACAATCCTCATCAGGAATAAAGGCACGACGAACAATGTCACCACGAGGTACTGTTTGTAACGCAGGCCCTGTAACAGACGACCTTCCCGTAATCGCTCGCAGCGTATTAATGCTGCAATGAATACGTCCGTTCCTACTGTCCTCAATAAAGGATTTAAAGTATGTATTAGCTAGTTTAATGCTCTTTTTATATTGATAAATAGTTTCCACCAACGGATGCGCGTCTTTAAATTCAGTAATTGTTTCTATATCAAAAGACAAAGCTCCAGTCCCCGTCCTCTTATATAGAGGTACGCCTTGTGAAACAAGTATCTTTGTGATCTGTTGATTACTTCCCGGGCTCACACCATATTCATTCTGGCAGTAAAGCTTCACATCACCCGTGTACTTAGTTAGCTCCTCATACTTTTGC